GCTGTCGATAGCCCTTTTGCTCATTGTAGACCATGACGCGGACGTGTTCGGGGTACCATCCCACGACTTCGCCCACACGCATCGTCAAGACGTCGTACGCGTTCGAGTTGATCGGATCGATCGTCGTGTCAATCGGCACAAGTGCAGCGACACCCTTGTCGAACAGCGTCATGAAGAAGTCCTGACGGAACTGCTGCGCGAACTGATCGATGTTGGCTTGGATCGTGAAGCAGTTATTCAGTCCACTCATGATCGTGTTCTGATACTGCTCGTCAACATCGTTGCGAACGTGAATCGGCTGGATCGAAGCGGCGTCCAATGCCATCCGAGTCAGGACAGACGCAACGATCGATCGTTCGTTCGAGAAGTTCAGCCGAGTTCGGTCAGGACGAACACCGAACGTCGCACCTCCGGCGTAGGACTGAACCTGTTGGTAGTTCTGATCCCAGTTCGTGAAGGCATTCCATGCGTGTGCCAAGCGAGAGAATATACCCATGAGCAACCTCCTTCCAGGGCTATTCGAATGCTTCCTTGTTGGCCTTCCATGCGATGTAAGCGTCCATCATCGCGGCCACGTTGTCGATTTTGTCTTCTTGACGCTTCTTCAGAAGCTTGCGGTTGCCGTTGGTGTCTTCCATCGTAATGGCGTTACCCATAGCGAACTGCATGAGCGACTGGTCGAATATGAGTTGACGTTCCTGGCTGAAGATCTTGAGTTCACCAAGCGGTACGGACTCCGACTTGGCTCCCTGTATAACCTTCTCGATGGCGTAATCGCCGTTTTCCCTCGACCAACGCTCGACGAATTCCTTCGCATTGTAAGGGTCGAATCCCAGAGAACGTACATCATACTCCATCTCAAGGATATGAGCATCCAGATCGTCGTAGACTTCCATCATGTCGAGGACAGTTCCCTCAAGAACGTGAAGGCTGCCCTCGTTGAGGAACTCATCGTACTTCTGCCGCATAGCCCCGGGGAGTTTCATCAGGGTAAGCGAGGTGATGTAGCTACGAGTCTTGACACCAAATCCGACAGGAAGTGGGAACAAGAAAGTGAATGCACAGAAGTCGTCGCCTTGTGAAAGGTCGGCGCCTAGAGAGCATGGCATTCCTTCGAAGTCACGGATTCGATGCGGAAGAGTCTCTTCGTACGTGAAGAAGTACGTGTAACCCTCCATCGGGATCCCAAACCGCTTGGCGAGGATGTCGTTCCGGGAAGCAGGCGCTTTCTCGGCTCTTTCGACGTCAAGCTGGTAAGTTTCGTACGTGACGGTCCGTCCGAGGTTCGGATTGGCCTTGAGCCACATTCCTGGGTCGTTTACTTCCTCAAGCTCGTCCAACTTGTAATGCCAGATCGAAATATGAGGAGCGTTGTACTCACCCTTGAGAATGTCAGCCAATTCCAGCTTAATCGTGTCGCCAGAGCCATTTCGAACAGTTCCCTCAGAGCTGATTGCGACGATAAGGTAATCGTCAAGCTTAGAAGCGCCTTGTTCGATGGCACCAACGACATCTTCACGAATATCGCCAGAAAGCCATTCGTCTACCGTGCTGATCTTGGGTCTTAGACCTTGGAGCTTGTTGATCGCCATGGGTCGGACCTCAAGCAGAGATCCAGTGAGGAAGTTTTCGACGCCTTTCTTTGTCGAAGCCAACTTCACTCGATTCGCTTTTGACCCGGTGGTGTTTTGCAGCGAGCCTTCAGTCAAGAATTTGAACAAAGGCCCGCGACTTCTTGTAATGGCAGTTCGGAAAGGTGACATCACCTCATCCGCTTGCTTCATCGTCGGCGCGGTCGTGATCTGATGCGTCGTCGACGTATCTACATTCAAGAAATAGCTCTGGATGCATTCTGCGTACATCGACTTAGCAGCACCTCGGGCAACGATGAGATACTGCTTAGTTGTCAGACGCTTCTTTATCGTTCGATTGACATACCCAGCCGGACGAGCCTTCTCGAATGAAGTTGCTTCTCGAGCGGGTTCGTAGACACTTCGTGTGACGTAGTAATACCAACCGAAGATCTGCTCGGACCAGAGCTTGAAGGACGGAAGCAGATGAAGATCGCTGCCATCAGTGAGAGTAAGCTCGTTCTCACAGTAAGCGAAGAACCCTTCTACAGCTTTGTCGTCGTACCAGATGTTCGGGTTGGCGATGAGCCTATCGATTCGGTTCATCTCCATTGAGATCTCACGGTTAACCGGGATCTCACCACGAACTACTGCGTCACGGAACTGACCGTAGTAGGTTGGAGTTGCCGTATTCGATAGGCTCATCGCCTTCCCTCACTTCTAGGAGACGCTGGCCGCGTATCGCTGCGGAGCGCCGACGGGCTGCAGCTCCAGGCCGTAGGCCTTGGCGTTGTCCTCCACCGGGAACCGAAGGACCTTGCCGGCCGCGGTGTGATCGGGCTTCCACGACTCTGCCAGGACCACCGGACCGGTCTCGAGCAGGAGAACCGCTCGGAGAACCGGCTGGTTGCCGCCGACGCTGTCGAAAGCCACCTGGACGATGTGCTTCTCGCCCTCGCTCCAGGAGAAAGTGACGTAACCGTTCTGAGCCTGCATGTTGTCGTCCTCCTCGTCGACCGTCGGCGTGACCGTGGTCGGTGTTGATGCCGGCTTCGGATCGAGACCGGGCAGGTACTCAGCTGCCGACGAAGTGTCGTACTTGTCGTTGGACGCGTACTGCTTCATCAGGGCGCCGGACGGGATTGTCGGGTCGTTGTCGTACTTGGCGATCCACCAGTGCGGCTCGGGAACCTTGGCGACCGCGAAGGCGAGCTTGCCGGCGGTCCAGTTCGATGCGTTGGTGTTGATCCAGGGATCCACTCCGGCAGCACGACGCATCTGAACCCAGCCGACCCACTGTTGCCAGGTTCCGTTGTCGGGCGGACCGTCTCCGATGACGCCGTAGTTGTGCGCCGGATTGACAGTGATCCGGAAGACTTCCTTGCCCGGAAACTTCGAGGCGATGGCGTCGGCATCCGGCCAAGTGCCGTCGTCGTAGCCGAGGTAGCCGTCACCGCCAGGAGGCAGGTTGTTGACGTCGATCGCGTCGTAGAACGTGCGAATGCTCAACCGCCCAATCCCTTCTTGATGGCAGTCTTGGCGACCTTACCGGCCGGACTGTTGACGGTGTTGTAGATGTCGGCCAGAGTCTTGCCGGCGGCGAGAACCTTCTTGACGTGACCGTGGCCCTTGTCGAAAGTCGTCGGCTTGCTTCCGGCGAGATTCCGATGGTTGGCCTCGAGTTGCATCCGAGTGTTCAGCGTCTGAAGCTCGTGGTTGGCGAGCGACTGGACGCCGCCGGTCCGAAGCTTGGTCTTGATGGCTTCGGCCTGCTGATGGTCGGGTGAAGTGGACGGCTTGGAGGAGGTGGAGGAAGAGGAGGAGGAACCTTTGCGCTGTCCCCACTTCATTCCCTTGACTCCGTGATGAGCTAGTACTACTCCCACCACGGTTGATCCTGCGGCGCTGGTGTCGGCTCGGGATCCGGATCCGTCCATGAGGTTTCCTCCCTCTTTACGTTGAGCCGCCATTCGAACTCGGCGATCTGCTTGTTCATCGCATCGATCACGAATGATGTCTGCGGTGGATCGAACAACATCCGTACACGAAGACCCATGTAGGTCTTGACGGAGTTGAGATTGGTGTCGGTCCCGACGAAGGCGTCCCACGTAGTCGAGTTGTCCTCGATCATGAAACCGGCGTCAGGGCCGATGCCCAGCTGGTTGAGTGCCATGAACACCGAGTTGATGTGTATGATGAGCAACGCATCGAACGGTGTGTAGTTTGGAGTCAGACTGCAAACACTCTTGACACTGTCGAGAATACTGTCGGCCACGTGGGACACCTCCCGGGTGCCTTTGTCACCACAACTTCGTATCGCCTGGTCTGCGCTCAACGAGTGGTCTCGGAAGCAGACTTTCGTCTCCGTAGTGGATCGCGTTGTGTGTTCGATGTGTGACGACGATCAAGAACTCGGGATCGAGGATCTTTGGATCGCCATCGACGATATCGCGGACGTTCATCGGATTCATGTGATGAATGTAGACTCGGTCGTGGATATCGTAGCCTTCGATGCCGAGATCGCATCCGTTATCGCGCACGATGACGTGGTTACGGATATTGCGCCATTCGGCCGATCGATAAAACTCTTGGTTGAGGTAGCGATCGAACCCGAAGGTTATATCACCAACCTGACCGTGGAGTGCGAGGTATTTAAACCTATCCTCGAGCGTATCTCTACGGCGAAGTTCCGAATAGGTTCTAATCCTGGTAGTCATCCCCGGTATCCAATGGCTCTTGACCCTGGTAGTTCCGCATCGCGTTGAGTGCGTCTCGGTACAGCTCTTCCACTCGTGCTTGGGAAGCCATACCTTCGATGCGAGTTTGGGTCAGCAGGTTCTCGTGCGTGAGCTTCAGTTGCTCAAGCTGTTCCCTTGAGGATCCGAGCTTCAAGAAGTGCGTAACCTCTTGAGAAGTGGCAGTGCCTTCCCTCATCCGCTTCTCTACGAGGTCGTAAGCCAGCGAGATCATCTGGCTTTCCCTACCTTCGGGCGTCGTAGCTGGTCTACCACGCCTGGAACCCGATCCCCCAGACTTTACTGGCACAGTTACGACTCCTTTCTATAGGGTTACTTAGGTCTGTACCCCGGTTCCCACCCGGTTCAAGATCACAAACCTCCCACTTTTAGTCCCGCCGGGGCTATTTTTGGTGGCCAGGCGATGCATAGGGGGGTCTAATTGGACGAGACCCCGCCCCCGTACTTGACTTAGAGATAGCTCCTACGAAGGCAGAGTTTCATTGTGTTATGTAAAAGAGAGTAAGAGTAGACGAACCTCGACACGATCAGAAGTCTGAACAATCAAACGAATGAACGAATGACTGAACAGACAACTGATCGATCGAGTCTTGACCAACGACAAGGCATGATGGCACGTGCCTGTGTGGTAGTGCGGTACTACATGTAGTTGTTATGCTGCCGACTGATCAGGTGCTGACACCTTGATGTAGAAGCCACCGTTGTTAGCGATGATGTCATCAATAGCCTGCTCGATAGCAAGACTCTGATCGGCCTCAGATAGTTCGTCTGAGGTCTTCACCACACGACCTAGATAGGCCAGTGTGTAGTAGCCAGCTTGTTCGTCCCACGTTCGCCACTGATCGAACTCTGTGTACGGATTGTAGGGGTTGTCCGTTGTGGTGAGCATGGATTCATCCATCATGCATCACCCTTACTGAGACTGCGCTTGAGTGTAGACACAGAGACACCAAGTTGATCAGCGACTTCTGCTTGTGTGTAACCGTTTCGCAACATGGCCAATGCTTGATTGACCTTGCTACTAGTCAGCTTGTCTCTCGACTTTGGTGTTGCTAGTTGCTTGACCTTATCGAGATCAGCATTGTTGAGGATCTGATGGAGCTTGTTCGTACTGATAGCGCCTGCTTGAATGGCTTCCCATTCTTGATCCGTTATTTCGATACGGGTCTTCTTTGCACCAGTACGATTACGAGCTTCTGTTAGTGCCTGTGCTTTGAGCTTCTTGATCTCAGACGGTTCCATGTCAGGGTTTGCATTCCGCTTCTGACTGACAACGGAGTTTGCAATGACCTGAGCTTGCCGTTCTAGCGGACTGTTCCTAAGTGCCAGGTTCAGTTTCGCTTCGAGCGTCTTGACTTGATCCGCATACCGAACCTTAGCGGCCGGTGAGTACGGAATAGTCTTGGTTGCCGCTGCTTCTTTCCTTGCCTTGTTTGCCAAGTCTTTCAAACTGTTCGAGTGATCTGCATAGATCTGCTCGATACGAGTTCCTGACGACAAGGTGTGTGCATCGTCGGTCTCGGCCAACTTCTTGGACAGTACGGTTTTGACAACCGTCTTTCCAGAACGACTGGTGTATGTGGTACCGGTTTCCTCAAAGACTTTCTTACCAGTCTCTTTGTCGATCGGTCCACCTTCTGCAGCGGAACGAGGTTTCCTTTCTGGAACTCGAACTTCTGCAGACGCCCTTGAGATCAGGGTTGATGCGCCAGCGTTCTTTCGGCCTTGGTACTTCTCTTTCAACTGCGGAATGCCGTTGTTAATGGCAGACTGTTTCCAGTCAAGACCATGCTTCTCAGCATCGATCACGACCATGGAATGCCGAACTGCTCGAGCAAGCTCGGTGTTGTTTGCACCACGGATCGTCATGTCGGTGATGAGGTTCGAAACGACACCCATCTCGATGGCCTTCTGGCGTGCCGTCATCTTGGTCATTCCTTCATAACCAGGATAGGCGCGCTGAGGATCGAAGCCCTTCAAACCTTCAAGGGCAGGTTCTGTTTTGACCTTGCGATTGTTGTTGGGGATGACCAGAACGGTGTCGCCATCGAAGTCAGCTCCAGACAAACGCTCGGCAACCTTACTGTGGATGCCGATTGCATCTTTCGCGTTTCCCAACAATTTCTTGGCTTCCGGATGCCGGTTGTTTACGGTAAGTTCCGGAATTTCGAAGATGCCACCGTGAGGGTAACGAACCAGAGCCACGCGTTCGCCATCTCGGAAGTTAGGTGCATAGACTTCCGACTCCTTCATCGAATTGATCGGGAGTATGACGTGTGATCCTTGACGAGGTAGAGCAGCAGCCTTCAGATGAATAGCCGACGAATCAGCATCATCAGCAAAGCCCTCAAGAAGCTTCCGCTTTACGGCGGGGTTAGTGAGGGCGTTGATCTCGTCGAGTTCGTTCTTCTTTCGTTGGAACGTCATGTCGAGCTGAGTTTTTGCTAAAGCTCGACTTTGCTTCGAAAGCATCTGAGATGACAGGCTTTTAGACCAGTTCTCCCAATCGCCTTCTTCATTGACGATGTTCATCGCCGAGGTGACACGCTTCTTACCGTCAGGACCGACTTCTTGGATCTGACGAACGACAGCACCAAACGGGTTGTCTGGATCGTCCTTCATCGACTTCAGGGCGTCGAGCTTGTTTCCGGTGTCCTTCTTGTTTGTGTTGAACTGTAGATCGGTGCCGGCAGGCAGATCATCCTTGTACATCGCCATACCCTTGAGGTAGTGCGTGCCATTGACTGCGACACGAACCTGAGCATAGCGGGATGCGCCAAGAGACAAATCCTTGACTCCAGGACGGACGTAGATGACGCCGTCAGCGTCTGTACCGCCTTGTTCGGCATACCTTACCGAGACACGCTTGGAGTCGACTGAGAGAGGCGGTAGGACCTTGTCGTAGGACCTGCCACCATCGTCGGAGTATGCAAGCGGAACCTTGATGTTGTCTCGATTACGGAACACTTCACTGTAGGGCGTGTCAGGTGCTGCCAGAACCTTGACGGTCGTGTGCTGACCGGTTCCGAGCTGTTCCACCTTGACATAGTGAACCGTGTAGCCCTCTTCTTGCAGCCTTGCGACTGCCGTTGAGAGCTTGGTCGAGCTGACACCCAGGTGATGCTCAACACCACTACCGATGTCGACGTAATGCTTTTGGGCAACCTGGTCCTTGAGCATGTTGGAAGTCGTCTCGAGGATGTCGGCCTTGTCCTTTGCGCCGGGCGCCAGAAGCGCACGAACAGAGGACTCGTTGATCTTCATGCGCTTTCCGATTTCGACGTTGGACCAACCCTTGTCCTTCAGT